GACCAAGGTGTGCTTTCAGAACGACCCCTTATGTGAGGATTAAACATTTTCCCTCTGAGGGGTGAATCACCCCGATACGCACCTTGAAAAACACCGCTCCGCAAGGACGGTCATAAACGACCCACCGGGTACGTTACCGCGAAACGCTGCGCGCGAGGATCGCATTTCCCTTAACCGGAAGGAGCAGGAGCGCCCGCGCTTTAACCCCAATCCGGCTGTCCGATTTAGGGCAGCCGCGATATGGGCTTAAAGTCCGGCAGACATAAAGCGTAGAGCGATAATGATACTTCCCTGAACCTAACTGTAAAGGGCCCGCGATGTAGGAGCAAGCGGGGGATGTCCCTCTGTGTTTGAAATAGAATGCAGCCGGACTCCATGCTAGGCGTTAAGCCAAGGCTCGGTGACGTCAAAAGTGCAATAAAACTGTTTACAACAATCCAATAATCGGAGGCACCATCTTCGGTTAGCGGTTGGAATATAGCAGACAAGGGCGCGGTTAAGTTCCTTTGTCTGCCCCATCGAGCCGCTAACAGCCAACTAATATCAAACCGGAAGGGGGTTATTGTTATCGGTTATGACATAAAGAACCATGCAAATGAAATTCTATACGAAATCCCGGATAGCCAAAAACGTGCCGTAACAGGCAATAACGGCTCGTTCCTGTTTGCCGCATACGGCTGCGCCTTAATGGAACGCCGGACAGACAGCGGCATGTATGTCTATACCGCTGTAAATCTTTCAAACCGAAGGGCTGTGATACTCAGCCGCCGTAAACGGCAGCTTGCCGAACCTGATTTTGTGGTTATGGCGGCGAAAATTTACGAATCGGAAATCAGCGGTGAGAGCCGGTTTTCTATTGAGAGAGAGCCGGACGAATTGCGGTATCGGACAAACAGCGGACACCAGCCAGTAAAGCTGAATTTATCAACCGCATTAAGGTGCATTTTCACGGAAGTGCTTCCGCTGCACGGCTACGGCCTACGTGAGCGCCAGGTCGAACTGGCGGAGCATATCCTCGGCGTAATAGAACGTAAAGGCATTACTTTGGCGGAGTCCGAGGTAGGCACCGGCAAGACCCACGCTTATCTGATCGCAGGGCTGCTCGCCAAGCGCAGCAGGGTTAATGATTCATGGCTGCGGGGCAGTTATCCCGGCCAAGGCTGGGCGGAGTCCGCTCACATGCCCGTTGTTATATCAACATCCAGTATTGCGCTGCAACAGGCCATCGTTTCGGATTACATACCCGAATTATCAGATATTTTGATTTCCTACGGTATTATCCGCAAGCCTTTGGTAGCAGTTATCCGCAAGGGCAAGGAGCATTATATCTGCGAATCACGGCTGGAGCGGCATTACAAAAGAACGGACGAGGAGGTACAAAAACTCCTTGACCCATACCGGGGAAGTGGCGCACCTTTCGACCTGACCAATGCCAATGGTTTATCGCAGTATACCAAGCGATCCATCTGTATATCAGGCGGGTGCCGCGATACTTGCCCACACGAAGGGAATTGCCGCTATAAATCCTACATCAAAATGGCGAACAGCCCTGATGTGGATTTCCAGATTACCAACCACAACTACTTCATTGCCGACAGGATACACCGAGCCACAGGCAGGCGCCCGCTTATTCCTCATTACCAGCTTGTAATCATTGACGAAGCGCATAAATTCCTACAGGCCGCACGTTCAATGTACGGCATTAAGCTTCTGGACGGAGAAATTCCAACGCTGACGAGGGATATACACGCCTTCACCTTGGATAAATCCAACAGCGGCGTAAACGTCCACAAACTAGCCAAGAAGCTGGAGGGACAGAGCGGCAAGCTGTTCCAGCGGTTATACGGCAATATTCCCGAATCATTTTTGGAGGATGACGAGGCCGACCGCTTCCCCGCTGTTTTCGATGGGGATGTTACCCGCCATTTGAAAAGCATTGAGGGCATTGCCGCAGATACCACCAGCGCTGCCGCCGACAGCCCAATCCATAAGCGTAAAAAAGACCTGCGTTCCAAGGCACTTTGGAAACTTGCGTCTGTCAGCGAAAGGGTGGCGGGGCTTCGTAAGCAGAGCAGAAATATCTGCTGGCTGGAGAACCGCTTGGAGGGTGAAACCGAAATTCAAGCCCTATGCTCCATCCCCAAGGATTTGGATATACGGCTGTACCATGATTTATGGAGCAGCGGCGTTCCCATTGTGCTTACTTCCGGCACACTTTCCGCTTCCGGGGATTTCACAAGAGCCAAGGAAACCTTGGGGCTTAACCATCTGCCTGACTATAAATTATTCAGTACCACCATGCCATCCCCTTTTGACTTCAAAAACAACGCAATGCTATATATCAGCGAAAACACGCCTTTTCCTGACAACAAGGACAAGCGTTATATTACCGCTGTCGCTGATGAAATTGAGCGGCTCGTAACAGCTTCCCACGGTCATGCCGCAGTGCTGTTCACATCTTACAACGCTATACACGCCATTCTTAAAAAGCGTGGCTTACCGTTTCCACTGTTCCGGCTGGAGCGCGGCAGCACCAGTGCAATAGAGCAGTTCAAAAAAAGCGGCAACGGCATTCTTTTGGCTTCGGGCGCGCTGTGGGAGGGCATCGACATCCCCGGTGATACCTTATCCATGCTCATCATCGTAAAACTGCCCTTCGCCGTTCCCGATCCCATCGGTGACTACGAGCGGGAACTGTGCGGCGATATGGAAACATACAAAGCCAGGGCGGTTGTGCCGGATATGCTGGTAAAACTCAAACAGGGCTTTGGGCGGCTGATTCGCAAAATGGGTGACACCGGAGTGGTCGCCATGCTGGACAGCAGGGTCAGCACGCGGGGGATGTACCGAAGCCGGGTATTGTCGGCGTTGCCTGCCTGCCCTGTAACTTCGTCCATAAAAAAGGTCAGAGATTTTTTTCGGGCCAAGAAACCGGCCCATTACTTTACGGTAATAAAAAATAAAATATTCGGAGGCGATTCCAAATGAATAAGAAAACAACCGCTCAAAAATTCGCGTACATTCCCCTGGCTAAGATAGAGCCGAGCAAGTACCAGCGCGTTACCAAATCCGCGCAAGTTGACAGTATCGTCAAAAACTTTGACGAAGCCAAGCTGGGGGCACTTACCGTTTCTTCCAGGGACGATCTTTACTTTATCGTTGACGGAGCCCACCGGTTATCTGCGCTCAGAACCCTTAATTACACCCATGCCCTCTGCGAAATCCTTACGGGGCTTACTTTTGAACAGGAGTCGGATTACTTCATGCGTCAGGGGCAGGACAACCGTCCGCTGAAACCCATAGACCTGTTTAGTGCCGGGATTATTGCCGGTGACGGAAAATGCCTTAAAATCGACGCGATTGTCAGGGCAAACAATTTCCATATAGGGTTTGCCTATAAAGACTTTTATCAAATAGGCGCGATTCAAACGCTGTTTACCATTGTAGATGACTACGGTTACGAAGTTTTGGACGGCGCGCTTCGCCTCATCTCCGGCACATGGGCAGGGATCGCCAAAGCCAGCGGCGGGGAGTGTCTGCTTGGTACAGCCGAGTTCGTTCACCGATACGGCATCGTTGAACTTAACGAGCGGGTATCCGATTCCTTTTCCGCTTTGTGGCACGAATATAAGGAAAGCACCCGCAGGTCGCAGACAATTAAGGCGCGCAAGTGCTTTTGCCGTATCCTGGTGGATTTCCACAACAAAGGCTTGGGCAGCAGAAGCAAACACAGGCTGCAATGGGAGGACTAATCCGATGACAGCGGTACAGAAATGGAGGGATATGGCGATGAAGGCGTTAATCAATAACATAAAAATAACAGACCGTATCCGTAAGGAGCTTACCAAGATTGACGAGTTGGCCGCCGATATTGAGGCACACGGCTTGATTAACCCTATTACGGTGATGTCAATTGGTGCTGTTGATGAAGATAAAGGCAAGAACAGCGCCGGGGAGTTTCGGCTTCTTGCCGGACTTAGACGGCTTAGAGCCGTGGAGAGCCTGGGGCTGACTGAAATCGCCATAACCATCGTAGCCCCGGCTGACGCTGAGGCGGCTTTGCGGATAGAGTTCAGCGAAAACGAACAGCGGGAGCCCTTTACATTCTCGGAGAAAATGGACTTTGCAAGGCTAATTGAAGATATTGAACGGGAAAAAGCCCTTGAGCGTAAATCCATAGGCGGCAAGGGCGGCTTCGAGGAAGATAAGGACCGTGGTCCTTATCTTGAAAGAAAACAAAGCCGTGACGCCATTGGCGAAAAAATCGGTATGAGCGGACGCCAATATGATCGAGCTAAACATATCGCGGAAAACGCTACCGATGATGTTATAGAGGAATTAGACCGGGGCAAACGCAGTATCCGCGGTACTTATGATGAATTAAAGGCCAAGGGGAAAGCCGGGAAAAACAATAACGCTGTTGCGGACAGCACCCCTGCTGATGCAGAGCCGGAAAATTCGGAAACTGACCCGGATACAATACCTGATGATACTCTGGAAGCCAATTCAGATACAGACCGGAAAGCGCAAACACCCACCGGCAATCAAAAATCATCCGCTAAAACATCAACCAAACCATCTACACCGGTAGTGTTGCTGTCCAAGGCGGAAGAGGAGGCCGTTGAGCGAAACAAAGCGTTTAATGCCATGTCGCCGGATGAGAAGGTCACGGAATTACATCGTCAATTGAAAGATGAGAGGTTCCGGGCCTGCACAGCGGAAAGCGAACTTACAAGGCTTCAGCAATATCATGACAATCTTATTTACCACAAGGACGGCATTATAAAGAACCTGGAATCGCGGCTGGCTAATGCCGAGGCGCGGGTTGAGGAATTAGAAGCGCTTTATTGCTCTGATGCTGCTGCAGTTTAAATGTCTAAATTGCTTAACGATTTAATTCCGTGCATAGGACAATTTACAAATTTCATAGATTATCTGGAGAGACCGGCATATTTTCTGCCGGTCTTATTATTCCATGGTTAAGGGGGACAACGTATGACAATGGCGCTTTGTGAAAATATGCCTGCTATGCTTGAGGAAATGAAAAATATAGATGTGCGGACGGTAGACCCGGATACCCTTGTAGACATCAAAGGCGTTGAGGTCAACACGGCGCTGCCGAGGGAAGATAGGATACTGGAATTTCTGACGCAGATTAAAAACCCATACTTGTTCAAATGCGGCAAGACCGTTGTTAAGGTTAGTTTTGCCGATACGGAGGTTACGCTTGAAGATCAATTGGAGAGATACTTGCTTTCGTTGTAGAACCTGGGATTTTGCCCCGGCAAACCCAACAAAAGAAAGGCGGTTTTACTCAGAAAGTTTGACGGCAAAAAGCCTAATTCGGACTTGTACACGGCTTCCCATCCAAGGTAACATGTAGGTGGGATGAACGGTATGTACCGGCAAGAAGGCCGGCGGCGCTTGCGCCGTGTTTGCCGAAGGCAAACATACTGAAACCCCTGTGTCTATCGGCTTTTTGGATGATTACACAGGAGGTTGACTATGAATCAATTAAATAATACAACAGGGGCCGGCCTTGCAGCAAAGAGCCCGGACAGCGCAGACAAGGTATGGTGCGTTTGCCCGTACCTGCGCATTTCTAAAGAGGATGGTGATAAAGAAGAATCTGAGAGTATTACAAACCAGCGGGCGTTATTGCTGGCTCACGCGCGGAAGCTGCCCAACGCAACCATCGTTGACGAAAAAATAGACGATGGATGGTCCGGAGCCAATTTTCAAAGACCGGCGTTTATCGAAATGATGGAAGATATACGAGCCGGGAAGATTAACTGCGTGATTGTGAAGGATTTGACCCGCTTTGGCCGTAACTTCGGGGAATCCGGTAAATACATCGAGCATGTGTTTCCGTTCCTTGGGGTCAGGTTCATCAGTGTTAACGACGGTATTGATTCCATGAACAAGAAGGGGCGCAGCGATGATATCGTTGTTCCGTTTCTGAATCTTATCAGCGACGCCTATTGCCGGGATATCTCCATCAAAATCCGCAGCCAGTTAGATACCAAGCGCAAGAAAGGTGATTTTGTCGGTGCTTTCGCCGTGTATGGCTACAAGCGTGATGAATGTAACCACAACAGGCTTGCCATCGACAAGGATGCCGCCGATGTAGTGAAGCTGATTTATCAGTGGAAGCTGGACGGCCAGAGCGCGGAAGGTATTGCCGATAAGCTGAACACCTTGGGTATTTTATCTCCAATGGCGTACAAAAAAGCCCAGGGGCTGAAATTCTCTACATCCTTTGCGGTATCAGCAAATACAAAGTGGTCGGCTATGGCGGTTTTCCGTATCCTGAAAGATGAAACCTACACCGGTGTTATGATCCAGGGTAAGGTCGCTACGCCTAATCACAAGGTTAAGAAGAAGTTTCAGAAGCCTGCGGCGGATTGGGCGCGTGTGGACGGTATGCATGAGCCGGTTATCAGCCTTGGAGATTTCAACCTTGTTCAGCGGTTGCTGGAGCGTGATACCCGCACACCGGCCGGAAGCGATGCCGTATATCCCTTTTCGGGGATGGCCCGGTGCGGGTTGTGCGGCGAGAACATGGTTCGCAAGACTTCCCACTCTAATGGCAAGGCGTATGTTTACTTCGTCTGCTGCCGCCGTTGCAAAGGCGCCCGCATCAGTGAGGAGGTGCTGACCGAATGCGTCACGACTGCCCTTAAATCACATATTCACAATATTATGAACTTGGATAGGGTTTTGCGGTTTATTGACGACCTTCCCCTTAAACAGGATGAGGTGCAGAAGCTGGACGGGCAAATCATAGCCAAGCGTGCGGAGGTAGAGCGGTATAACAGGCTGGTGTTCTCTCTGTATGAAAACCTGGAGAGCGGAGTCATTGACGAAACTGCCTACCGCCAAATGCATACCCATTACACCAAGCTCCGAGAGGAAGCGGAACAGGCCATTAACAGCCTGAGCCGTGAGATTGAAGATATCATCAACGCCGGTGGCGAGAAGAATATTTGGATAGAGCGTTTTCGTGAGTATCAGGATTTTACTTTGCTGACAAGGCGCATGGTAGTGTCGCTGGTGGATGTGGTGACAGTCCACACAGGCAATAAGCTGGATATATTATTCCGTTATCGTTATGACTACGAGCGGTGCGTCAGTTTTGTTAAAGCGGTTGGGCAGTTGCACACGATTCCCGGCCAAAACACACAAAAGAAGGAGGCGGTATAGATGCCACGTAAGAGCAAAAAAGGAGGAGCGGTACAGCAGTCACATATCACCGTCGCCAAGGAGCGGGTTTGGTCTTGTGCGGTGTACGCTCGTTTGTCGCTTGAGGATAGCGGTCGCAAGGGTGCCGATACCATCGAAACGCAGATTGAGTTGGTGGCATCCTATGTAAAGCAAAGACCGGACTTATCTATTGCCGATACCTACATCGACAACGGCGCCAGCGGAAAAGACTTTGACCGCCCCGCTTGGAACAGGCTCATGGATGATATCCGGGCCGGGCGCATAGATTGCGTATGCGTTAAGGACTTGAGCCGCTTTTCAAGGAATTATATTGAGACATGTGAGTTTTTTGAGAAGATATTTCCCTTTATGGGTGTGCGGTTCGTATCGGTGAACGACGGATATGACAGTAATACTTCTAGCGGTAAGAATGATGGCTTGATTGTGGCATTGAAAAGCCTTGTCCACGACCAGTATCTGAAAGATATCTCCCGCAAGACTTCATCCGCAGTTATGGCTCGGAGAGCGCGAGGCGAGTACACAGGCGCTTTTGCTCCCATTGGATATAACAAGTCGAAATCTATCAAGGGGAAGCTGGAGCCTGATGAGGCCACAGCGCCTATAGTCCGTAATATATTCAAATGGCGCGCAGAAGGCATGAGCCAGCAGGAAATATGCAAGAAGCTGGAGGCGGACGGTGTACCTTGCCCCTCTGAGCGTTTGAAGAAAACTACCAACGTAAAAGGCGAAGGCTTCTACAAGTCAGGCATTTGGCAGCCTAAGTCAGTCCGGCAGATAATCCGCAGCCCCATATATCTCGGCCACTTGGTTTACGGTAAGACCCGCCAGTCTTTAGCGGAACATAAACCGCTCACAACAATGCCGCAGTCACAATGGCAGATCAGGGAAAATATGCACGAACCCCTTGTAAGCCAGGAATTGTGGGATGAGGCCAATGCCGTGGAAACGGAACGCCATAATAAGTATTACGCCGATCTGGAATACACGCCATTGCCTGAGAACATTTTCCGAAGCTATTTGGTCTGTGGATTATGCGGTTCCAAGCTGGTGCGCGCTCGTTCTGTCACGATAAATCCCAGCGGCAAGCGTTATGAGTATTATTACTATGGTTGCACCATCCAGCGGATACATGCTGACGAGCCTGATTATAAACGTATTCGTTTGGATGCGATTCAAGATTTGGCGTTGGCTGCCATTTCAGAAAAACTCAAATCAGCCTCTAACCTTGGTGCGGTTATTGAGAAACGGGCAAAACGGCAAGTTAACCCACGGGCTGTTTTGGACATGGAGATTACCCGCGTCAGCCGGGAGCTTGAAACAATCAATCAGCGGCTTTCGGGGCTTTATGAGAGCTATGTGGACAAAAAACTGACCGAAATGGACTATGTCAGTTTAAGGGCAACTTATGAAGGCAGGGCGGAAACGCTCAGGCAGAGCATTGATAATCTTTCCCGCCGTGCGGCTGTTGTAGAGGATGTATCCGTATCCGATAACCGCTGGCTGAAAGCGGCGCGGGATTTTCAGAACCCTGTCGCTTTAACAAGGGAGATGCTCGAAGCCATTGTTGATTATATCGAGGTTGTCGGCACCAAGGAAATACGGATCGCTTGGAAATTTCGCGATGAATATGCGTTGCTCATGGCTTGTGCGAATGAAAAAGAAAATCAATCCAATCCAAAAGTTTTAGCCGGGCGGAAGGAGGGCGCGTGATGGCAGCAGTTAATGCGTTGTATCTCAGGTTATCGGTTGATGATGATAACCGAGGAGAAAGTGAGTCAATAGCAAATCAGCATGATCTTCTAAGCGCTTATGTGGCCGCCGACCCCGTCCTTTCTGCCGGTGAGGTTTTGACTTTTGCGGATGACGGCTGGTCTGGCACCAACTTCGAGAGACCCCAGGTTCAGGAGCTTTTGGACATGGCCCGCCGTGGCAAGGTTTCTTGCATTCTTGTTAAAGATTTATCCCGCTGGGGCAGAAATTATCCAGAAGTCAGCGAATATCTGGACAATATCTTTCCGTTCCTGGGTATCCGGTTCATTAGTGTTAACGATCATTATGACAGTGCTGCCCACAAAGGGCAGACTACTCCCATGGATGTGGCTTTCGGTACGATTATGCATGATGTTTACAGCAAGGAACTGTCGGTGAAGGTACGGCAGAGCTATGTGGCTAAGGCCAAAAATGGAGAGTTTCTCAGCGGTTCGCCGCCTTTTGGTTTTGTTAAGTCAGACACCGAGCGGAACAAGCTGGAGGTTGATCCGGAGGCTGCGGATGTTGTGAGGCGTATATTCAGTTTAGCCTGCGAGGGTTATTCCCGCTCACAAATCGCCGCATTGCTTAATGAGGACGGTGTGGATACGCCCCTTATGTACCGCAAGCGCAAGGGCATGACACTGCGCGGCAATCATTCCGCAGCCGGCAACCGCACCTACTGGACAGGCGAGTCCATACGCAAGATATTGATTGATGAGCGTTACGCCGGGGTTATGGTGACGGGCAAGCAGCGTATTTCAAGCCCTGAAAGCCGGGTGATTGAGTATCTTCCCAAGAGTGAGTGGATTCGGATTCCAGGTTCTCATGAAGCTATTGTGTCGGAGGAAGTCTATAAACAGGCGCTGTCAGGCATACGGACGGTGAAGAAACCGCCTCCTGTTAAAAATCGTACTTTGTTCTCAGGTAAAGTGAAGTGCGGATGCTGTGGCCGGTCGCTGGATTATGCTACTACGGTGAATCCTTATTACTACTGCGAGGGAGCGAGGGTCATGAGCGGCTTGGGTTGCTTTGACGGACGGCTTGGGCTTGGTGATTTGTCAGAGGTTGTGATTGCCACAGTCAAGACCGAAGCGCGGAAAGTGTTGGATATCCGGCTGGAACGAAAGCAGCAGACACAGCGGCTTTATAATTCACTAGGGCAGCTAGACACCGACACAGTCAACGCTGAGTTGAAAAAGCTCTCTACAGGTAAGGCCATGTTGGAGCGCCGTGGCATTACTACTTATGAGGAATTGGCCGAGGGCAAAATTGACAAGGATGCCTACGGTGCAGCGGTAGCGGCCAACAGTGCTGAGTTGGTTAAAATCCGGGCTCGCATTGATGAATTGAATGTCCAGCTTGCAATGCTTGTCAATAAGGGCAGTGACAAAGGTTCAACTGATGGCGCAAAGGCTGAAACGGTTTTACAGGCAATATTAAACGCCGATTCAGTAACCGATGACATTCTTTCGCTGATTGATCGCATAACTGTTTTTGACACAGACCGCATCGAAGTATGTTTGTCCTTTGCGGACGCAGTAACATCTGAGTTTGTCCCAGAAGAGACAGGCATGGTAATATAAGTTTTATTTTTTGTTCTTTTCTTAACAGCCGCTTACAGAAAAGACCCGTCCGACCGCCACAAACTCATAATAGACGACGAAGCCGCACAAGTCATACGACAAATTTTCGTGCTCTACCTGCAAGGTAACGGATGCGCAAAGATATCCGAAATCCTTACCAGACGCGGAGTCCTCCCGCCGTCAGCCTATAAAAGAGCGCAAGGGCAAAATTTCAAAAACCCCAATTGCAAAAATCAAATCTCCTGGTCACACAATACCATCAAGCGCATCCTGCGCAACCCAACCTACATAGGCCAGCTAGTACAAGGCCGCGAACGCAAACTAAGCTATAAAAGCAGCAAGGTCGTACTTTCTCCCAGAGACGAATGGATCGTCGTCGACAATAATCACGAGTCCATAGTCGACCATCAAACCTTTCACGCAGTCCAAAACCTGCTCACGAAAAAGCGCAAATAAGAACCTGCTCTCAATTTATTGAAAACAGGTTCTAGATACGGAACATGAGTACCGTGACCATTGTCATCGTAAGGCTGATCTCGACCGTTTATAAAATCCTTAAACGTCAATATCCTGCCATGCGGCCCAGCTAAGTCCGCTACCGGGGAAATACCCGTATCCAAGACGGCAATTGTCACACCACGGCCAAAAATCCCTCGCGTATGAGCTGCGTCGGCATTAACCGTTTGACGAGCGCGATTCATTTGCACGCTTATCGTTGCGGCCTTGTGCAATGAACTGACACCAAGAACCGACTGAAGCCGCCACATCTCTTCCTCGTCGACCTCCAGCACATACGAGCTTATAATCGGAAGATGATATTTTATTTTTCCGAGCGAGCGTATATTTTCTTCCGCCAGCTCGTTTGAATACTCTAAGATAACCTCTACCATGGCGCAACTCCAAAATCGTTTATTACATACTATGTCTAACTTTCTCGATTGACACAAGCATGACAGAGCTGCACCCAAAAGGCAAATAAAAAACTCCCCGACTTGGATTCGAACCAAGGACCCTTCGGTTAACAGCCGAATGCTCTACCGCTGAGCTATCGAGGAATAATTCATCAATTCAGAAATATAGCGACACTGCTAATTTTGCCTTTATCGGGGTGACAGGATTTGAACCTGCGACCTCCTGATCCCAAATCAGGCGCGCTAGCCAAGCTACGCTACACCCCGATTGTATTATACTAACTCTGGCAACCATCTAGTCTCCCGGGCCTGGAAGGGCCAAGTACCATTGACCGTCTGGGTCTTAATCTACGTGTTC